ACACAAGGATACACAGTAAACTCCTTATTGCCCGGTGATGATGCTACTCTTATATACACTTGTCCTAATAACTTTAGTGCGATTACCAGATACTTACATATCAGTAATGGTAACCCTGCAACACAAAAAATAAGTCTTCAATTTTACCATTTAGATGATGCACAGTATCATTATATCGCTAGAGAATTTGCTGTAGCGGGTAACGCTGTAGCTAATTTTGTTAATGGTGGATATTTTAATTTACATCAAGGTGATAAAATTGCAGCTTATGCAAGTGTCGCAGGTTCATTTGAAGTAATGGTTTCTTTAGAAGAATACTATGACCCAGTCAGAGGATAATGTCGTTAAAAAAATCACAAAAAAGTCTGAAAGCATGGACAGAACAAAAGTGGCAAACGAAGTCTGGGAAACCTTCTTCCAAGACAGGAGAAAGGTATCTACCCAAGAAAGCCATCGAAGCTCTAAGCCCACAGGAATACGCATCAACAACAAGGGCAAAGCGTAAAGGAACAGCCCAAGGTAAACAGTTTGTTAAGCAACCTAAAAGTGTTGCACAAAAGGTACGCAAGTACAGGAGGACAGCATGAAAGATAAAGTATTAGAATACTGGAATAAGTTAGACAAGAACGCCAAGCTATTTGCTTGTGGTGTTGTTGCTATAATAATTATCGGTTTAATATGTAATTAAAGGAGAATAAATAATCATGTATGGAATGAAACCAAAAAAGAATATGAAAAAGTCTAAAGACAAAACAGTCGTGATGATTGCTGTAGGCAAAATGAAACCAAAGAAAAATATTAAAAAGAAAAAGTAATGGCTACACTAACAGATAAAGAAAAAGAAACTATAAAGAATAAATATAATAAATATATTGATACTTTGTCTAAGGCTTTAAATATAAATAAAACTGAAGTTAAAACTTTAATTCATAAAAATAGTACACACGATTCTTTATCAGATATTTATACAGACTATTCAAGTAAAAAAGATAAATTTAAAGGTGACGTACCGGGTGGATTTGATAGATACTTTTCTAAAGAAATGGAAAATGCAGAAAAATTAATTAAAAGAGATAAGAGACAAGCACAAGAAGGTAACTATAATCCTAAAACAGAAGAGTTTATAAGAAAAGGCCCTAGAGGAAATAAGAGAAAAGATTTAAGTAAATACTCCAATAGTGTTAGAATCATAGAATAATGCCTCTATCCGATGCAGATAAGAAAAAAAGATTTTTACAGAGAAATAATCTCAAAGGTTTTAACAAACCCGTTAGGACTACCGAAGGCGGTAAGAAAGGTAAAGTCGGTATTCTCGTTGATGGTCGACCAAAACTCATTCGATTTGGTGATGCATCAATGGGTCATAACTATAGTAAAGAAGCAAGGGCTTCGTTTAAAGCAAGGCATGGCCGAAATATTGCAAAAGGTAAAACAAGTGCTGCTTACTGGGCTGACAAAGTTTTATGGGCAGGTCCAGGGGGTAGTAAGAAAAACCCTCCCGCAAATCAAAAAATTAAAAAGGGGATGGCCTAGTAAATATTTAATATGACCTCAAAAAATTATACAAATGCAGTTAGAACTATCAGTAATGAACTAGCGGATATTGCTCAATCTAATAATCAAAAAGAAGCTGTAGAAAAAAAATTAAAGACAGCAGGGCAACAAGCTGTTGCAGGTACTGTAGGCTTGACACTAAAAGCCTTAGGCCAAGAAGAAGCAGTTAATAAAGCAAAAGAAAAGATAGAAAATTTTATAGAGAGCAAAGTTCCTTACGCCAAATACACTTCATTATCCAATAACAAAATTGGAATCAAGTATGGTAATGAAACTTTTATGTCTTCGTTTACAATGAGTAAAGACGGTAGTGCAAATGTTAAATTAAATAAATCATTTAAAAATAACTTATCAACAGAACTAGAAGCCGATAAAAAAAATATTAAACTAGGATTAAAATTAGATTTTTAATATGCCACTAACTAAAAAAGGTAAGAAGATTAAGAAAGCCATGGAAGAACAGTATGGCAAAGAAAAAGGTAAAAAGGTTTTTTACGCCACAGAAAATAAAGGTAAGATTAAAGGCGTAACCAAAAAGAAAAAGAAATAAGTTTTAAAAGTTTGATGATGCCGAAAGGGTTATCAAATCTTACACAGTAAGATGCTATATCTAGCTTAAAGCAAGGAGGTATAAATGACTTTTACACTAGATAAATATATGCCCTATACAATAGGGTTTGATTCATTCTTTGACAGATTAGATTCTATAACAGGAACAGATGTTAAAGGATACCCACATTACAATATTAAAAAAGAGAATGACAATAAGTGGACAATAGAATTTGCTCTTGCAGGATTTTCTAAAGACGATGTTGACATTCAAGTAAAAGATGATGTAATGACAATTAGTGGTGAGATAAAATTAAAAGATGAATATATCTATAAAGGTATCTCTTCTAAAAAATTTAATAAATCTTTTACATTAGCAGAGTACACAGAAGTAGAATCTGCTGAAATGAAAAATGGTATACTATACATTACATTAGAAAAAAATATACCAGAAGAAAAGAAACCAAAAACAATTAAAGTAAAATAGTATATGCCAGTTTATTCTTATCGGAATAAAAAAACAGGAAAGGTTTGGGATGAGTATCTATCGGTAGAAGATAGGACAAAGCCACTACGCCATAAAAATGTAGAGATGGTGATAACTGCACCCAACCTTTCCTTCATCGCTAGAGGTGAACACAAAGGTAGAGACCAAATGTTAAGCAGTGCTAGAGCAGGAATGAAACAAGCACAGATAGAAGAAAAAGCAGGAATAAGAAAGTCACCTGAGTGGGTTCAAGAAAAAAGAGAAAAGAAATTACAAAAAATAAAAAATGTTAGTTCCTGAAAATGATAAAAATGATGTTGCACTAACAGACAAGCAACAAACTTTTTTAGATGCATTGTTTGGTGAAGCACAAGGCGACCCAAAACTAGCAGGTGAAATTGCAGGATATGCCGATTATCACACACCTTTAAAATCTTTAAAGGATGAGATTATTGATAGAGCAGAAAAACTCTTAGCGGCCTTTGCCCCAAGAGCCAGTATGGGAATGATTAACGCTTTACAAGAAGATGGTTCAACACCTGGAGCATCTATAAGAATGGAAGCGGCCAAACAAATCTTAGATAGAGTAGGTCTAGCTAAGAGAGAAAAAGTAGATATCAATGCTAAAGTAGCACATGGTATATTTATCCTACCTCCTAAAGATAATGGATGATACAATAATCAAAAGAGAAAGAAAAGGTAGAGTCATACCTTTAGGTTATAAAGTTTCTGAAGAAGATAATAATATTTTAATTCAAATTCCTGAGCATATGGAAATGATTGAGAAAGCAAAAGGTTTTATAGAAAACAATTGTACATATAAAGAAACTGCTGAATGGTTGTCTCATCATACAGGTAGAAAGATTACAGGAATGGGATTAAGAGAAGTTTTAAAAAGGGTAATACATAAAGGGTGGTAGAAGAACCTAAACCTAAACAACTTGGTAGAAAACGAAGAACTAGCCTTAATGCTCCTCTTACAGTCAAAGAGAAGAAGGCTCGAAAGTCTGCCCAAGACATGCTTCGTGAAAAGAAGAAAGAACTTGAAAAGGCACAGAAAAACTTTTGGGCCACCAAGAATAGACTTAAAGAACTTGACCAAGTGTTTGATGGCAAGAAGCAAATTATCGAAGAAGATAAAATTGATGAGACTTCACCGAATATCCAAGCTGCACTAAAAGATAAAGAAGTTATCTTTGAGCCTAACGATGGGCCACAAACAGAGTTCTTAGCATCTAGTGAACGTGAAGTATTTTACGGTGGTGCAAGAGGTGGTGGCAAATCTTACGCAATGTTAGTCGACCCACTACGGTATTGTGATAAACAAAAACACAGAGCGTTGTTAATTAGACGTACAATGCCTGAACTTAGAGATTTAATTAATCACTCTCAGCAATTATATCCTAAAGCATACCCCGGTGCTAAATGGAGAGAGCAAGAAAAGGAATGGAAGTTTCCTTCAGGGGCTAGAGTAGAGTTTGGATACGCAGAGAATTTAACTGATGTTTTACGCTACCAAGGTCAATCATACACTTGGATTGGAATAGATGAACTACCTCAGTATCCAACAGAAGATATTTATAATTTTCTTAGGTCGTCTTTAAGAAGTGTCGACCCTAATATACCTGTCTACATGAGAGCAACAGGAAATCCTGGTAACGTAGGTTCTCAGTGGGTTAAAGAAATGTTTGTTGACCCCGCTCCTGCAAACACAAAGTTTGAAATAGAAATTAAAACTCCTATAGGTATAAAAAAGATTACAAGAAAATATATACCTGCAAAGTTACAGGATAATCCTTACTTGATGCAAACAGATGACTACTACGCTATGTTGGCATCATTACCTGAAGTTCAAAGAAAACAATTCTTAGAAGGGAACTGGGAAGCATTTGAAGATTCATCTTTTCCAGAGTTTAACAAAGAACTTCATGTTGTTAAACCTTTTGATATTCCAAGAAACTGGATGAGATTCAGAGCGGCTGACTGGGGGTATAGTTCACCTGCGTGTTGTTTATGGTTTGCTATAGACTATGATAATAATATATTTGTCTACAGAGAATTATATACACAAAAGATTACAGCAGATATATTTGCTAGAAAAGTTTTAGAAGCAGAACAAGGTGAATATATTCGATACGGTGTACTCGA